GGGGGGGTTATATGAGTTACTTTAAGCACGTTCAACTACATGAGTATGAACTCACCAACGCAGGTATATCACAGGCGTGTTATGATGAATTAGTTGCATCAGGCAACAACTCAACAGAAGAGCAGTTGAGAGCATTGGCAGACATTGAACGAGAAAAGTTCAAGGACTGGATGCGACCTCTCTTCGCGTAGGGGGGGTTATATGGATACGGGGTTATATCGTGACATAGTATATACAGAGTATATGCTAGAGCATGACCTGACATGGGAACAAATGCAGCAGCAGATTCATGTAGATGAGATGCTCAAGCGTGTTGCTCACATGGAATGGCAAGATGAGCAGCGGACAGCATGGATGGGTGGCGACACACCAGAGTATACTGTCCCAGAGGATTGTCCCTTTTAGTGAACGTGGCATTGTGTAGGCATGGGTGAGCAACGCATTTGTGGAAGCATTACCACAGTTAATGGTCTTAGTCTCTTTAAGTCGAACCTCTACACATGTAAGTCCACCACCTAACCCAGTTCGCGGGCGGGGGGTCGTTTTAAAGGAGTCCCAGAGACCTAATCTATAAAGTATGGGTAACGCGAGCGAAAAAATAAAAAAATTTTCTAGTAAAAAATGCCACAGGTAATTTTCGAGACAGATGATTGGTCTACTATGGTATTCCTCTTCACAAACATAGATGAACCAAATCATAATGGTAAGGCAATGACTCGTGCTGCCCTCAGAGAGTTTATTGCAAGGCAACCTGTAGATAGTTGTGTAGAACCTATCAACGTCCATTGGAATAAATCTGACACCCACACCTTTGCGGTGGTAGCATGTTCTAGAGAACGTGTTGGAGTCGATATTGAATATATGAGAGAACGTCCCTTTGAAAAAATTTCTCGGAGGTATTTTGACCCTACAGAGGTCACTGATGATATGGAGATATTCTTTGACCTCTGGTGTCAGAAGGAAGCATACACTAAATGGAAGAAGGAGAAGATTGCAGAGAACATGAGAGTCAAGATACCTAAGTATCTTTCTCTAATACCTTTGGAGAACCTACCAGACAATGTTGTAGGATATCTTTGTACTTGACAATGTGTTGAAACTCTGATACAATAAATACTACACACTCTTCTCTTCTTATGCGTTACGTTCTGTATGACGATTCTTTTGACGAAGTAGGTACATATGACAGTATCTACGAATTACGTAAGTTTCTTTGTGATAGAAAATATGAAACAGACTGCGATAAGGATATAGGAGATACATTTGATTACATTAAACATATCAGATGGCACTTTGACATTAAACAAGATTAGGAGGATTCATGTCAGGCGACTACCATACACATACAGATAGAAAGTATGATGAGATATTAGAGAGGTTGGATGCCTTAGAGAGAAAAGTATCTAACTCTAAACTCCTCATGAAGAGAACTGACGATGGACACTATGAGAAACTCGTTGATGTTGTTCTTGAGCACGATAAGACGATAACAGAAATAGTTGAATATACTGTCGGGGGATTGACAGAGGTTGATGATACGAATTGGTAAGAAGTTACTTGAAGGACTTATCCTAGCAGGGGTAATTGTTGGATTTGGAGTGATATTCCTGTTTGAAGCATTGGATCTGTTTGTAGTGCGACCAATATATCAGAAGTTGTTTAAAAAGAAGCAACGTAAAAAATCGCGTCGTAACCCCGCGTAGGTCTCTAAATAACTAGGAGTATTATGATTAATCCAATGGACGATCTTAAAGGAAAGTTCGTAATCAAGGACGAGGGAAAACTCCTCGAATTCGATAGGTGTGGTGACCTTCCCGATACGTTTGATCATTTGATCGAGTTTAATCCGACACCACCACCCGAACCTCATAGCGTTGCAGAACACATCGCAATGAGTAAATATACAGAATACTTACATGAACTTGTAGCAAGGGAAAGAAAGTAATGCCCGCAGTAACCCGAATAGGAGACGCAGACGTAACTCATTGTACTGGTATGACCAGAGCAGGGGGATCTTCTAATGTCTTTTGTAATGGTATTGGCATCTCTCGTCAGGGAGACAGTAACACTACACATCTTTTTCCTCCTCCTGCTCCTGTGTGTCCTCCACACTCAGCATCAATAGCTACAGGAAGTTCAACAGTCTTTGTAAATGGCAAAGGTTGTGGTAGAGTAGGAGATGGAATAAGTGGTTGCACAGCAGTTGCAGCAGGATCACCAAACGTATTCGCAGGATGAATTAATTTATGGCAATGACATGGAACACTGGAAACAGTATCGAATCGAAACCAAAGAAAACAGCACAAGGTCGTGGTCAACACACGAAGTATAGTGCCACGTCTAGGAACAAGGCAAAGAAGAGGTATCGTGGCCAAGGCAAATAGAATTGTAGATGGTAAAAGGAATGCTAACATTCCTGTCGACATGTCTGATCACTTCTACGATCATGGTAATGAGTACTGTAGATACTTAATTACCGATCCTCGTAGTGATAGACAGGGTAAGAAACGTAAACCTTTCGAGAAACGAGTATAAATAACAATTGATAAAGAATTGTTTCGTTCGAGATGTCTTTGATATCGAAATCCTTTAGGGATTTCTCTTTAACATTTGAAAAGAATGCAGTGACCAACGATATTTTGGCACTTAAGAACGAAGCTGCAATAAAGGAATCAGTCAAGAATATTGTTCTTTACAATTTCTATGAGAAACCATTTGACCCATTCTTCGGTGGGAACATAATAGGATTATTATTTGAGAACTCTACTCCTACTATGGAACTAGAGATAAAGAATAGAATTGAGCAATCAGTTGAGATCTACGAACCTAGAGTTACAGCAGTATCTGTAGATGTTGACTTTGAACCAGATCGTAATGAGTTGAACTGTTCTGTGAGTTATTTGATCTTAGGTATCTCACCTAAATTTGATGATATCAGTGTAGTATTTAAACCATAATGGCATTTAATCAAGTCAATGCTCTTGAGTTCAATGAAATCAAGGCACAAATCAAAGAATACTTAAAATCACAGTCACAATTTAGTGATTATGACTTTGAAGGTTCGTCTTTGACAGTGCTTATTGACACATTAGCATACAATACGTACTATACAGCGGTAAATGCTAACCTTGCAGTCAATGAAGGGTTCCTAGAGACGGCAGTTTTGCGTGAAAACGTTGTAAAACTTGCTCGAATGATTGGTTATACACCAAAATCGGCAAGATCAGCACGCACTACAGTTGACATTGCAGTACAAACACCATTTCCTTACCCAAAATCAGTCACAATCTCTGCAGGATTGGTTTTGAACTTCACAGGATTGGATAATAACAACTTTGTTTTCTCAATTCCGACTGATACATCGCAATCTGTAGATAGTTTAACAGGAATTGCAACATTTTCTAACACAGTTTTGTTTGAAGGTCTGTTTTTAACAGATACTTTTGTAAAAGATACCTCACAGAGACAGAGATTTATACTTACAAACGATAAAGTTGACACTACAAGCATGATTGTAGAGGTAACTTCTGGTACAATTACAGAGAAATACCTACAAGCAACAGATATTACTAAGATTGATTCTACTTCTAAGGTATTTTTCTTAGAAGAAAGTGAGTATCAGATACCAGAAATACTATTTGGTGACGGAGTTATAGGAAAAGCACTCACAAATGGCGATGTTGTAACAGTAAGATATACAACATCATCAGGAAATGGAGCAAACGGACTAAAAGTTTTTGAAAATATCGGAACATATCGTGATAATGCAGGAAACTCGATATCTTCTGGTATTACAATTACTGCAGTTTCGTTCCCAGATGGAGGATCAGAACCAGAAACTACGGAATCCATCAAATTTGGTGCACCAAAATTCTATTCTGCGTTCGGTAGAGCAGTTTCTACGCAGGATTATGAGGCAATTGTACCTCAAGTCTATCCAAACGTTGCATCTATTGCATGTTATGGTGGAGAAGAAGCGGAACCTCCCGAATTTGGTAAGGTATTTTTGGCAATTAAACCCAGAAATGCTGATAAGTTATCACTTTCTGAGAAAAACTCTGTTTTAAAGA